GCGGTGCATTAACAGCCCACATTTAATGAAACAATTACATAATCAATTTATAAAGCAAGGCGTTAAGTTTGACAATGAGAATCAATGCTTTATTACTGATTCGATCGCACTCAATATTATTAACAATAGTAAGTTATTACAAAAACGCATTAAAAAATGCTTTAATTAAGGAGAATAACATGCAAATAGAACTAGACTATATTACAGAGGCTCTACACGCTATTGATCTTAATTTAGAAGATGTCAATAGAGGCATTACACCTAGCGGATACTTAACCATAAATTCGTATTTAGAAGATATGCGTTATAGACTATCCGAAATTACTACTGAAATATCAAATATGGAGATAACATAATGAATACTTGCGAATTAGCTACTAATCATGCAATAGACTTCTTTACATCTGATTTAGGAGATAACACTCATAATCAGTTTTATGATGCTTTATGTGACAATGTAATTCCCGATGATGTCTCTATATGGTCACCATTTGAAGATTGTGAAGCCGATGACTTACTAGGACATATTGAAAATTTAGCTTTATCTTTTATTGCATTTCATAAGGAGGCTTCAAAATGACTATAAACATTTTAGAACTAGATCAAGTATGTGATATTACCCAAGAGGTTTACTTTGACATTGTAGACCATTTTGGAATTGCTAAAAAATGTATTGAGCATGACCCTGATATTAAAGACGGCACTCGCAATACTGAATACGGCGAGGAACTCTATAATCTTATTGAGTATGCCGTTAAAAACGCTATTGACTATCAAGGAGACTAAAATGTACGTCTTAAACACACAGGAACGCACCATAAAGCGTTTTTCTAATAAAGACCTATCTATATGGGTCAATGAGTTAATCAAGTATAATAGAAGCCTTAAAAGCTATCTATTTATGCCTACTAAAAAAGATGCTACAAAATTTATTCAAAAACAACTTAAAAGGGCATAACATGGAAAAAGCAATAGAAAATCTAATTATAGATTTTTTAATAGGAATTGTCATTTTAGGATTATTGACAATCCTGTTTAAAGTAATTGAGTTTACCCTGAAACGATTATTTACGTTTTTTAGGTTTTGACATGCCCGCCTCTGATAAAGCGATCGCTAAACTTTGTTTTGTGCTTTTGACAATATTACCGCTTTTACCTGAATGAAGCTTACCTTGCTTAAATTCACCCATAACTTTGGCTACTTTGGCTAATTTACCTTTTTTGGTAGTAGGTTTTTTCATTATTTACCTCAAAAAAAATCCCCTGTGAGAGCAGGGGAATAGGAGACTTACGGAGAGTATGGGCGAGACTTATCCAATAGCGTGATTATACCATAACTAAATACTTGTGTCAAGCGACTATACGCCTAGAAGCCATAGATAGCATGTTGTCAAAGGCAAGCCCTAATTGATACTCATAGTCATCGTATTTAAATGTCTTTAAGTATCTAGCGTATACTGCATCTTTCTGATGTTTGGGCAAACTGCTTATAATTGCATCAATGGTTCTGACATTGGTTATATCCATCTCTGACACCATGTCTTCAAACGCATCGCTAGTAGACTCGCCACCACTAATCATGCCCAATGACTTGCTTGGATAACCTAATTTAGTGCTAGGTGCGTGCATCCATCTAGCCCAATCATCTAAAATCTGTTTAAGCCTATCTATGTGCATTAGCTTCCTCTTCAGTGTGAATATAAATGCCTTTGATCCTGTCGCTAAAGTCTGGCATAGGGTGAAATATGTTTTGTAATAAATTAACTTTAGGTTTAAAGTATCTGTATATTTTCTTTTGTCCTTGTTGTTCACGTTCTGTTGAATTTAACATACCTAAATTTTTCATGTTTAATACAATGTATTGAATCTTTCTGTGTTCCATACCCATTTCTTCAGATAACTCTGCAATAGTTAAAGACTTATCACCTAACGCATCTAAAATTAAATTACGCATTTTTTCTATATGAACTAAACGACCTTTAACGTTATATTCTCTAACTTTAGCTTCCATATTTTTCCTTATGATACATCAACTACTTTACACTCCCAACGACTGCCAACCTTATGCCAACCATGCACGTTGACTTTTATGTTAGCTTTTCTTACTATTCCTATAGTATCGCTATCAGCAATTTTTTTAACTCTTGCAGATATATTTGTATAACTTGTAGTTTGAACTGCTAACACTTCATCTTCTTTTATAGCAAGGAGATCACACCAACCCCACATGTCTTGTCTTATCTTACAGAAATGATTAAATTTTTCTGTAATTGATACTAAATATCCATCTGCTCTTAACTTCTTAAGGCTTAACTGCGTTGGGCTAGTTGCCATTAATTAAACCAATCTATAGTTGTTGAACCTTGATAGCCTTTTTCCCATACGAACCAAGCATAAGAAACTGCTGAACCTTTTTGTTTATGGAATTCACCATTAATTGCACATATTAATCTACTGCTGCTTACATAAATAATTTTAGGTGGATTTTCTTTAAATATCTTTTTGCGAGCTTTGCCTTCTAAATATCTTATGGGTAAAAATAATGCTAACTTTTTACCATGTTTCATAATAGATAAAGACTTTACAATAAAATCGTTAGCATATTTGTATGGTGGGTTAGTAATAATATTCATATTTATTTGTTGATTATTTTCTATAGAAAGAAAGTCTTTTACTTCACCATAACCTCTATCAACTAAATCAGAACTGTAAACATCATACCCAAGTGATTTCATTTCATTGGATAAACTACCTTCACCACAAGCACACTCCCAAATCTTGCCTTCAAATTTTTCTATTTCAAGAAACAATCTAACAGCTTTAGGTTCTGTAGCATAATAATCATTGGCTTCTCTTTCATGGTTAGCGTGACTGCTTGCTCCCAATGTTTTAGAATACGCAACACTATTTCCAGTCCAATCTTTATTTGACATTATTAAACTGCTCGCTATTAGGTTTAGATATGCCATCTATAAAACGTTTTTCTACTTCACCTGTAGACTTGTTTAATTCGTATTCGTAATTTTTTTTAAATATTTTATTCCAGTTGTCTTCTGCTTCTTGTTCAGAAATTAACAATGGTCTTCTTCCAGAACCTTTACCCAATTTTAATTACCCCTCTATCAAATAACCAACCCACAGTTTTACGATGAGCCTGCTCCCATGCTTCAATTCTTTCTGCTCTGTCTAACTCTTTGTTGTTGTCTATCATATCATGACATTGATAACAAAGACTAGCGATTCTATAATCATGAGCCTTGATACCTGTGCCTTTACCATCACGCTGTTGATTAGAATGACCTGCACAAACTGTTCCGTCTTGTCTGCCACACATAGCACAAGGAAACTCACGAACCGCTTCTAACAATTTCTTGCTACGATAATTCATAAAAATACCTAATGAGTTTAGCAACACCACCAATAAACCATACGATGCAAAATATAACTATGCCATCAATGATTGGTTGTCTCATAATTCCCAACTCCAACCTAACTGACTAGCCCATTGCTCAATATGTTCTTGATACTCTGTCATTTCTTTAGTAGTAAGTTTAGTAGTAGACTTCACCAACTCAACTGGATTGCCAGCAATTTCAGTTTGATATCGAAGAAACTTATAACCCATTAACTCATGAATAGTGGTTGGGTCTTCACCTGTATAGTTAGCAACTGAACCATACAACGACCAAAGTCTTTCGTTCTGTTCAAGTGACCTCACAACTTTTTCCTCGCTAATGTTTACACGCCATCTTTTAGTTAAATCAAGAGCCTTAATTTTTGTTATCAAGTTTTCGTAATTGTATTTCGTCAAAACGAATCGAATCATATTCATCCTTCCATCCTTTAGATTTAAAAGTCACACCGTCATTAGATGTGGCTTTGTAAGCAATGTCATCACCAAACAATTTTTTACATTCTTTTATAAAATCATTTATTGTCATCGTGGTGACTCTTTGTATTTTAATCCTTTAGGGTCAAACCAAAAACTAAACTTACCCTCAAACTGATAATTACGTTGCTTCTGAACAAACACCATAGCGTCTGGTATCTTCTTTAATTCATCTTCCGTCTTCTCATTGTTTTCTACATCACGTTCTTTGTTTCTGTTTCTCCACACACAAATTATGTTATCGCATAAGTTTCGTATATGGCTCGATCCTAATATGTGAGTAGCATCTGGAATCTCTGATTCGTCTGCCATCTTTCTTGTATGTGCTACCAAGAATACATGAATCTCCAAGTCTCTGCAAGTGACAGCAAGCCTATCTATAAACAACTTTTGCTTCTCGTAATTGTCTTCAGAGATGTCTGACATTTTCATCAATGAGTCAATCACAAATACTTCTACACCTAAAATGTGTTTACCCCAATACAATGTAGCAATCATGTCTTCACTAGATGTTGAACCAGTCTGATCGTAGATATATAACTTGTCTTTTGCACGTTCACAAAATTTAGTTATGAATTCATCTGTCGGTTCTGGTGAGCCTAAAGTCTGTGTAATCATGCGAGCCAATGTCAACACAGGTCTCATCTCTAACGAACTTACTAAACACTTTGTTCCTTGTGTCATTAAAGACAATATGACTTGTGATAGCCACATAGACTTACCATGACCTGATACACCTGTCAACACAGTCAGCTCACTTGGTCTTACCCTAAACCCATCTTCCGTTTTAATAAACCCCAATGTTTTCCCACTATGTATTTCAGTATTAAAATATCGCAAGACATCGTCAGTAAATACAGACGTATCCTTAACCTTAAACTCTGCATAAGCATATTCCTTTTGTTGATAGTAGTCAGTAATGACGGACTGACTAACCGTTAGTGACTCCATAGCATCACCTAAATTCATAATGCGTTATCCCATACATTTCGTTTAGGTGTATTATCATCTTCCCATCTCTCTTGGTTAATGTATGTTAATGGTGCTGGGTTAAATCCTTCTTTCCATGATTTACTTTGTTTCATAGTTTTTACATGATTAATAATCTTTTCTGCAATTTTATCCAACCCCTTGCTACCCCATTTTTCCATACAAGGTTTTTTACCTACTTTTCTATTGACTGGATACTCTTTCCAAAACTCTTCAAATCGCACAATAGATATTATCTTATCTTCTCTTATCTTATCTAGGGCATCCGATGGGCAGACAATGTCTAGACTTTGGGTAGACAAAGGGCAGAGCCAATCCTTTAAAGTTTCTAAAGCATTGATTATATAGTCTTTATCTTTTCGAAGTCTAAATGCTATAATATCAACACTAGGTAATTTACCTTCATCTTGACTAGCTAAACACCATAATTCAAAAAGTGTTGATTTTTGGTCAGAAGTAAGTGTAAACCAATCTAAATTATTTAAAATATCTCTACCATAAATTTTAAACCAAGTCATTTCTTTACGATATTTTGGATTAGAAACATTGTATAAATTAAACTTTTCCCAGTTTTTAATTTTATACATCTTCCCCACCCAATCCATCTCTTATAGCATCATAAATACCTTCCCATTCTGGTTCTGTTAGTTCCAAACCACCATTGTTAGTATGCCCATCTGCTAATTCTAAAATAGTATGAATTTTAATTAATGCGTATTTTGCTGATAATAATGCTTCTCTTGATGTCATATTATTCTCCTTGAGGAATAGTTTCAGATTGTCTACGCTTAACTAAAATCTCTTCAATTTGTTCTACACGCTTCTTTGGAATATCTTTTGCTGGGTCTTTAGCCCAATATTGAATAGCTTGAATAGATATATCTAAAGCATATGCCATCTTACGTCTTGAGTTATTAAAGTGTGCTACAGCCTCTGTAAAGTTCATTTAAATCTCCTTATTGAAATGAATGGCGACTATAACACCTAATTTAAATCTTGTCAATAAATATAAAAGTCGGATAAATACCTCCCCTATTAAAATACTTGTTGACAATTTATTAAAGTAAGCGTATAGTGTGTTTTCAAGTTTAGGAGTAGACATGAATTTAAATAAATTTATGAGAATTATCACTAATGACAGACTACAAAAAAAGTTTACACAAAAGTTCTATTATGTGGTAAAGTGGTTTTTAGTAATATTTTGGGGATATTTTTTATGGCACATTCTTTAAAACATATATCAGTTATTCTTGCTGATCTTGTAAAAGAACTTAAAGAAGATAACGACAAATGGGAGAAAGCAAATGAGTCAACAACAACATTACGATCAAGTAATGATGGAGCAACATCAGAAAGAAGTATTAGAGACGTTAAATTATGTAACAGGGGAGAAAAAGATGAGCATACACAGTAAATTAATGAAAGCAAGATTAAAGTTACAAACAGCAGACCTTAAAAAATCTGGTCACAATAAATTTGCAGGATACAAGTATTTTGAGTTAGGTGATTTCTTACCTACTATTCAAGAGATTTGTAATGAGGTGGGTATCTGTGGCACAGTAACATTTTATACAGACATAGCAATTCTTACTATTACAGATATGGATGATGTTACACAATTTATTGAGTTTAAATGCCCTATGTCAAGTGCAGCTTTAAAAGGTTGCCATGACGTTCAAAATTTAGGTGCAGTGCAAACTTACTTGCGTAGATATTTATGGACTAATGCCTTTGAGATTGTAGAGCATGATGCTATTGACGCTAGTGCAGGTGCAGTTATCAAGATGAAAGATACTAAAGCAGAGGACTTTATCTAATGGAACAACGATCAGAAGAGTGGTTTCAAGCGAGGCTCGGTTTGGTTACAGCCAGTCGTGTAGCTGATGTATTAGCAAAGATTAAGAGTGGTGAATCTGCATCTAGACGTAACTACAAAATTCAGCTAGTAAGCGAAAGGCTTACAGGTGAAAGGCAAGAAACATATATTAATCAAGCAATGCAAGACGGTATAGATAGAGAGCAATTTGCTAGAGATAGATATGTGCAACAATTCGGGGAAGTGGAAGAAGTGGGATTCGTTAAGCATCCCACTTTGGAAGCTGGTGCTAGTCCAGATGGTATGGTAGGCGATGATGGGATTATTGAAATTAAATGTCCTATGGGAAGTACGCATACAGAAACATTAATGACACAAGATATTCCAAGTAAGTACGTTCCTCAAGTACAGTTTCAGCTTTTAGTGACAGGTCGTAAATGGTGTGACTTTGTGAGCTACAACCCTATGTTCCCAGAGCATTTACAGGTATTTGTAAAGCGTATAGAAGCAGACCCAGTGTATCAAAAAGAACTTGAGTCAGAAGTAAAACAATTCTTGGAAGAAGTAGATACAATCATAAATAAACTTAAGGAGATTAAGTAATGTTTAATGATATAGAAAGGCAAATGTTAATCAGGGCTTCTAGTGGATTACATGCAGAAACATTTCATTCATTAGATATTGAAGAGCAAGAAAAGCAAATGGCAAAGTTAGATAAAGTTATTGGTCAGTTAATTAAACGTAATCCTGATAACTTTACAGGTAGCACAGTAGCAAATTTTTATAAAACACAAGGAAAATAAAATGGCAGAATATGACAACACAAACACGTTTACTTTATTTAAGAATGATAAGGGAGACAATCCTAAAAGACCAGATTACACAGGTATTGCTAACGTAGATGGTATTGAATTTAGAATTAGTGGCTGGATTAGAGAAAGTGCTAAAGGTAAGTTTATTAGTGGATCTGTACAGCTAAAAGATGGTGATGTTAAGCCTAAACAAGCAGCAGTAGATGAGGATGTTCCTTTTTAGGAGCATCCCCAACATGCTTATAACTACTTGTTCATAACGTACATAGTTACTTCAAAGCCAAAACGCATTTCTGTTGCTGATGGTGTTGTCCACATATTGTTCTCCTTAATAGATCAATTGTTCTAATATTTAGTACATTTGTGTGTAATATATTACACATTTTGCTACACAAACACCTTTGTATGTAATACATGCAAGACAAAGTAGTTTGTATATAAAATTATGCTGTTTTTGCGATACAAAAGCAAGTAAGAAATATTTATATTACCCTAATGAAAATACGGAGACATTATGGAAGAGATTATAGATTTTGATGACAATAGTGTGTTAGCACATACCCCAGAGGGTAAATTGCTGACATGTATACTAACGCAAGCAGTAGAAGATGCTTTATATAGACACGCACCTAATAAATCAGGTACTAAAAATATGAAGTATCATCATAAGATTAATTTTGAAAACAAAATAGACGCTATTAAATGGTTGTTTACTAATAGCGAATTATTAGATTCATGTTGTTTTGTAGTAAACGTGCATAAAGATTCTATTAGAAAAAAGATAATAGATATTATAGGTGCAGATGTTATTCATCCACTTGTGTATAATGTTTACAAACCATAATGGACATGCAACTGACAGAGCATGACGTTCATTGTATAGCTACAGCAGTTTATACAGAAGTCAATACGCAATCACTAGAGGAAAAGTTAGGGGTTATTCATGTGATTGCAAATAGAGTAAGGTCTAAAAGGTTTGGCAAAGATGCTTGTGAGGTTGTGTATAGTCGTGGGCAGTTCATAGGAGTAGAAAACTATGTAAATGGTAAGCAAGCTAAACCAGATCAAAAAATGTTTTTAGAAACTCAATTACTGGTACTTGACACATTAGTTTTTAAGAAGTATGCTAACCCAGTTGCAAATAGTCTTTATTTTCATGATGATAGTATAGATATGAGATTTATTTGGAATAAAAAGAAAGTAGTCCACATAGGAAGGATGGTATTTTATTAATGAAACCTATAGCATGGCTTGTAGAAGAGTTTGACAGCACAGGGAAACTTGTATGGTCTGGTCTTATGACTTCAGAACCTACGGAACTTTCATGGTTAAAAGACCTTAAATTAAAACTTCATAATGTTACGATAACACCATTAATACCAGATACCAAAAATATTGTAAAAGTAACTAATGTTAAAAAATATGATAGCAAAAAACTAACGGAGGCTTACGGTGGCAACTAAACCAAACTTATTTATAGCAACACCAATGTATGGAGGTTTATGTTATGGCACTTATTTAGAGTCTATGCTTAAACTGCAAGCATGGCTTAATGCTAAAGACATAGAAGCATACTTTTCATTTCTATACAACGAGAGCCTTATTACTAGAGGTCGTAATACTTTAGTCAATGATTTCTTAAAAAGCGACTCTACACACTTAATGTTTATTGATGCTGACATACAGTTTGAAGCAAAAGATTTATTAAAGATGATTGACTCTGACGTAGAGATTATATGTGGCTTGTATCCTAAAAAAGAAATTAACTGGGGTGCAGTATCTTTTGCTATTGAAAAGAAAGTGCCACAGGATCAACTTAAATACTTTACTGGCGAGTATGTAGTAAATATGGTTGGCGATGTTGAGAAACAACTTGTGCCATTAGATAAACCATTTGAGATTAAACATGGTGGCACTGGATTTATGTTGATTAAACGTGAAGTATTTGAAAAGCTAAAAGACAAGTGTCCATCTTATAAACACAACATGAATGATGTTAATGACAATTCAAATATAGGCGACCAAGTTGTAGAATACTTTACCACTAGCATTGATGAACAAAATCATTTGTTAAGTGAAGATTATCACTTCTGTAAACTAGCTAGGGATAATGGTATTAAGGTTTGGGGTGCAGCATGGGCTCAACTAGGTCACACAGGCACTTATCAATTTAGTGGCAGGCTTGTATGATTATACCTAATGACATGATTAGCCATGTAGGTAAGATATTTCAAGGTGAATATGCTATAGAAGGTATAGGAAAAAGCCCTTATATTATAGACATAGGTGCTAATGTAGGTGGCTTTGCAGTATGGGCACATGAATACTTTGATAAACCAAAGATAGATTGTTATGAACCTATAAAAGCTAACTATAGTTTATTAAGACAAAATACAGCAGGAACTGACATAGCCATTAGAAACTTTGCTATTGGCAAAGAAGATGGTGAGCGTATGATGTATTATGGATTACATAACTGTGGGGAAGCCAGTCTGTACGAAGGTGAAGAACAAAGACAAGAAGGTGAGATAGTTAAAGTCATGTCTGCTAAACACTTGCCAGAGTGTGCCATCATGAAAATAGATACTGAAGGTGCAGAAATAGAGATACTAGAGAACTTGACTGTACAACCAGTAGTATTTCTTATAGAATTCCATAGTGCTTGGAATAGAAGACGTATAGATGAACTATTGTATGACTATACCTTGATAGATTGCACAATGCGTGGTTATAATTACGGAATCTTAAAGTATTTAAGAGGTAAATTTTAAAAGGAGAATCATATGGATAATATAAATCATCCAAAGCATTACTTGGTAGGTGGTATAGAAGCAATAGATGTCATTGAAAGTCGCTTGACAAAAGAAGAGTTTATTGGATACCTAAAAGGTTGTAAGATGAAATACGACTTACGCTACCCTTTTAAAGGCAAGTTTGAGGAAGATTTAGACAAGTCTGAATGGTATAAAAATAAACTATTAGAGATAGTTAAAGATGAAGATGTTGTTAATCCACCAGAGGTTGCTGCTCAATTACAAAGACTAGAAATGGTTGATGATTAACATTCCGATCAAGGATGAAATTGTTAGTCATTGTAGAAGTTTACTAAAAAAAACTAACTTTGGTAATAGAGGTGTTGCTGATGGTAATGCCTCTGAACAGTTAAGAGGTATTGTAGGTCAGTCTGTTGTTTTAGATTTTTTAGGATTACCATTCATTGAATCTAATGGATTTGATAATGGAGTAGATTTTACATATAAAGATAAAACGTATGATGTAAAAACTATGGGAAGAAATTGTGAGCCAAAGCCATACTTTGTAAATAATCTAATTGGATTGCAAGATAAATACAAAGTAGATAGATACATATTTTGTAGTTTAAATAGAACCAATATGATATTAACTATTTGTGGCTGGATAGATAAAAATGATTTTATTGAAAAAGCTAGTTTTTATAAAAAAGGTACTGTAAGAACTAGAAGTGATAATACAGCTTTTCAAACAAAAGCTGATTTGTATGAATTACAAAACAAAGAATTAAATGATTTTAACTTAATCGTCTAGTTCTGGCACTTCTGAATAAACGGAAAGCCCATCACCACTAATTTCGATGTGGCTTCCGTCATCTAACATTATAATAAGCACGTCTTCACCGTAGTAGGCTTCTGCTTCTACTACCATTTTGCCTACCATGTGCTCACATAATTGTTGAATGTTCATAATTTTCCTTATATGCTGATAACTGATTCTTTTGTAACTTGTTCTGATTTCACTGATCTGCTCCATTTACCACATCCTTGACATTGGAATCGTTGATAGTGTCGTGATAAATTAACTGCTGAACCACGCTTTTGTAATTTGCTAGAACCGCAATTTGGACATACTGTATTTGCGGAATACGCATTGTGGTTAGGGTGGTTTTTAATCCATGCTTTAAACTTGTCATAAACTTTTTCAAGTAGTACTACATCGTTTTTATTGTACTCTTCCATAGTCTTCCAAGCTTTACGATCATCGTTCATACACTTAACCCACAATGTATGACCTTCATGTTCTGTTTTAGAACCTAAACCTAAAGCCTGTGATACATAATCTAGTTTGTTAGAAACAAACCTAAATTGTCTTCTTGCTACTTGTAATAAATCTATCTGTTTGGCAGGTGCTGGAGGCGGCATACCTGCTAATAAAAACTCTTTGTGTAGTATGGGTATGTCAAACCTAGAACCGTTGTAGTGAACGATGGCATCAGCTTCATCGAGAAGTTTATGCACAGAGTCTAGCATCTTTTGTTTGCCAGATTTTTGAATAGAATCAAACATGATTTTAGATTCACCGTACCATTTAGCTGCATAGCAAAGGGTATAAGATGATTCTAATAATTGATTTATAGAGATGTTCTGGTCAAAAATACCCCAGACATGAGCAGTATTTGGTGCTACTTCTATATCAATAAGTAAAATTTTCATAATAACCTTTAGTTATAAGTTTACTTATTATATACCAAGAAATAGTCTGCGTTCATCCAATCTTCTGTTTTGTAAGCCTTTTAGGACTTTACCACCAGCTCTACAATATTTAACTAGCGATTCCATAGCCGCTTCTTTATCGCCACGAAGCAACGCTTGACGGATGGTTGAACGCTGAAAGCATCCAAGACCCAGATTGAAGCAAAAAGAAACAATGCTGTCGAATTCGTGTTGTCGAAGAGGCACGTTAGGTAGCATCTTGCGTACTCCCAACTCGAAACGATTGAGGTCGTGTTTAAGAATTCCATCTATTTCCTCGTTTGTAAATGTTTTATTCCACGCTTCTGGAAGAGACTTGCCATCTCCAATAAGATGACCCACACCGACAGTCCATAAACCAGCAGGACACTTGTAAGGCTTATTACGAACACCTTCATGATGTCGGATTAACTTGATAGCCTCTTTAGATACTTTCACGTTTCTTTTCCCATGTACGAGAACCGAAATAGAAACCAATAATAGATGCAGTAATAGCCATTTCTTCAGAACCAAATACTTCTTGAGATGCTACAACAAAGTCTACACCTGACCACATAGCCCATGCTAATGAGATAAGGTTGATAAGCACTAACTCACCTACAAAGATAAAGGCTACTACAGGTCTAACCATAGCGTTCCAATTCTTAACTGTAGGGCTTGCATTTTCTACTAACTTCTTATCGTGGTCGTATAATGCTTCACGTTCTTGTGCGTATGTTTGAACTTCTATTTGGTCTAGCTTAATAGCTTCTATCTTTTCTTGTGATATAAAGCCTGCTTTAGCTAATTCTAATTCACGTTCTGTTTGTAGTTTAGCCATTTCTCTTTCATGTTTTTGGTCACCCTTTTGCTGAAAGAAACCTAAAACACTGGGTAAGCCTGAAGTAGCAAAACCTAATATACCTGATAAAATACTTAACATCTATAACTCCTTTGGATCAAAGCCATACATTTTGGCTACACGTTTTTGTAATTTAAGAAACAAGCCTTTATGACTTGTGTACTGCTCTGTTTTTGGTGAAACTGTATATACACACATATGCAATATTTCATGGCAAAGTGTAATTAACACAGGGTATAAGTGAGAATGTCTTGCAGTAGATATAGTAATGACATGTGGTTCACTTTTTTCTGGTGGTTGATACTCTCCACATATAGCATTGTCATTTACAATAACAAAATCTACTTTAGATGCTGGTGGTAATTTGTATTCATCAAATATAGGCATCTCTATAATTGCACTATAGAGGTTAGCTATATTATTTTCTGTGATGAATGTCATTTTGATAATGGGTTCATTGTGCTGCGTTTAACAGTATTTAATTTATCATCCATAGCATTAACAGTAGCTTCTAATTCTTTACGCAGACCTGATACCATAGCTGCAGTTTCACGAGAGTTAGCAATAGCATCTGAAGACTTTTCACTAGCTTTCATTATAGACTCTGACAGTTGATATTGTCTTTCATTTATTGCTTTAACTTGTATTTCTAAACCATTTAATTTAGACTCTATAGGAGCTAAATCTAAACTGTCAACAGCTTCAATTGCCGTAACCATCTTGTTGTAAAAAGTTATGCCTGCGTATGCCGAGCCAGCTACTATTGGCAATGCTATTAAAATCAATTTCAGAAGTGCCGAGCTGGATAAGCTCAAGCTGAAGGTTTTGATTTTTTCCGAACTCATTGTTTATCTCCGTATCAAATTTAAATGCGTCTGTTATTTCTATTTGCTGTATAATAGGTCTGTTAAGTATTTCTAAAGAAAGGACTATCCCAAAGCCATGTACAAGTTCTTTACCCTTTGGTACGTCAAGTTTAGGACTTTCCTTGCTCTCATTCTTTTGTTCAGTCTTTGGTGGGTCTTTTGGGCTGTCTTCTTTTGCTTTTGGCTCACTTTTAGTTTCTTGTTTTGGTTGTTCAACCTTAACAGGAACTGACTCTACTCTAGGCGGTTCAGCTGGTAACGGTGGAGGTGCTGCAGGCGGTGGTGGAGGTGGGTTATTTACTGGGTTAAGGGGTGAGCTAGGGCTAACTGGAGAACTCACGTTAGTGACGTTTGTAGCACTCTTAACACATGTATTATTTGTTTCTACCCAACCATTCCATACAGGACTTCCATAAGGATCTGGGCAAGATGAAATGTTAGTTTCAGTAATAGAACCTACATAGTCTGCTTGACAGGCTACTTGTCTAGTTTCAGTGCTTGTTTGACACGTTGGAGGGTCTTGTGTGCAATTGTTAGAAGTTTCTGTCCAAGCTGACCAGCTTTGCGTAGAACAACTAAAGTTCCTGCTTTGATTAACAGCACCGCTATAGTGAGGTAACGTGCAAGCAGTGGTTTGATTTTCAACCAAGTCTGAACAAGCAGGAGTTTGATACGCACTACATATTGGGTCACTTGGGTTATAAGATACGCACCAATAGTCTTTAATTGCAATTTGTGGATCAATGCCATGACATACGAGAGAACCTTGAAGCATATAGCCTTCAGGCGTTGGAGTATAGTTGCAATACCAAGCATAGGCGTTATTTACCTTTAGTAGGGAGAGAAGTAGTAATAGGCTCGTCAGGAACAAGCGGTATAGTGAATGTTTGACCATAAAGTTTCTTAAATGTATCTGGTTTTAATTCATACCAGCCACGCTTTGCAGCATCACCGATAGAACCGTTTATAGGGCATGGTGAACCTGATTGCAACATAGCTTCAAATACTCTATTATCTTGACAAAGTATAGAAACTGCTGCAACTTTAAGACCTAAATCGTTGAGAGTTTTAGCTAATTTAATACGCTCACAGTTCTCGTCTTTATAGCCAGAGCCACCACTTACGCCAAACAAAGTACTAGAAACAGAACCACTAACAGGGACAAGGCAAACGTCTTGGCTAAAAGCACTTATAGAAGGGCTAATGGCACTAGGTGGTGGTTGACCTTTATAGTTAATAGTAGTAGTATCAGCGTGTGCAGTATGAACCATAAATAAAACAAGTAAAACAATAATTGTCCAACTAAATATTTTAGAAAATGTTTTCATGTTACATAAATTTATTAGTTAATAGAAATACAATCACAAAACCTGCTGTACCTAAAAGAATTTGTTCTAATCGTTTTAGTCTTGCATTTATTTGTTCGTAACGTAATGCACATACTTCTTCGTGTGTACTTAATCTTGATTCTACGTCTGACTTCACCATCTTATCCTTTCGGAGCGTTATATAAGTTTATAGGGGGTAGGTATAAATCGTGCCATTCAATCATTAATATTCTCTTGCAAGATCAATGTCAGCAGATTGTAATAAGCTAGGAATATATGTAGCTCCTGTAACAGCTGGTTGATTTGCTAATGCTTTTAACAATCCAGAACCTGTAGGCATAAAATTAGATGTACCTAATCCTGATTGTAATTGTTTACTTAATAACAAAGGCGGTGTTATTTGTCTTGCTCCAAGAAATGCTGCTGCTCCCATTGGACCTCCTAAAAGCCCTGCACCACCACCAACTATTAAAGGTTGAATTAAACTTTGCACTTGTGCCAAAATAGATGGCTTTGGTTGTTTTTTAACAAGGTTAGGATAATCAGTAGCAAAGTCTATAATTTCTTTACCTTCACCTGTTACATATCTTTTTTTGTTTTGCTTGGCAAATAAATTAGCATTTAAATCGCCTTTATCAATAGCATTTTCTATTGAATGTCCTTTAGCTCTATCTGTTCGTGCTTCTTTTAATTTAGCAGCTAATTCTTTGTTGCCAGACAAAGCAGCTAAATCTTCTAATTCAGATTCTAATTTTTGTTGTTTAGCTAAAGACTGTTCGGCTTTTTTATAATCAGGAGATTTGTTTTCACTATTTGCTTTATTATTAGCATCTCTATATGATTTAGACGTTGTTGCTCTTTGTTTTTCTATATCATTTAATATTTGTTGTCCGCTTCTAGTTTTTTGTGCTGCAACTTTTTTAGATGGTATATCAATAACTTCACCCATTGCACCAGTTCTAGTTTGTGGAATTGTTTTTGATTTAGATACAAGAATAGGTTTAATTTTTGCTACTTCATCATATATTGGTTTAGTTCTATCTTTAATAATTTGCATTGCGTTATTAAGAGGAGTATTTTCTGGCACATCTAAAAATGATCTAATTTTAGCATTTACAACTTCTTGATTTTTTATTGTTGCTTTAACAGGTGTTTTTTCACCTAACAAGTATTCCAATCCTTTTTTAATTGCTCCAGATCCTTTAACTTCACTAGGAGGAATTACAAATCCAGATTCTGTATATGATTTTACTTTTTCTAATGTTGGTGCATATTGTGATGCTTTTGTTTGTGCAATATCTGATATTTTTTCAAATGCAGCACCAGCAGGTTTAGTAATAATTTGTGTTGGGTCAATAGTTTGAAAACCTTTATTTAACGCTCCGCCATATCTAGTTGCTTTTAATGGTGCAGTAGCTGCTTGACCTACCATACTAACATCAAGTAAAGAAGTAATTGGTTTTTCAGCTATACGTTGTTTTAATCCTTCTTCTGTTAATAAGCTTTGAACATCTTGTCCAATAACTTGACGAATTTGTCTATATTTTTCCATTTTTTGTGGATCAGCATATTTTCCTAATCCAGTTACATCTAATACTTTAGACATTCCAGCAGAAGCTAAATCTAACACTCCTGTTGCTGTTTGTGCTGGACTAGTAATAGCTTCATAAGTTTGTTTAGCAAGTTGCCCTACATCTGACCCAATATTTCCTAGTGCTCTTTCAGCAACAGTTATAGCAGGCATGCCTTTATATTCTGATTGAACTTGTTGAGCAGGTTGCATTATCTTACTCATGTCATTAGCTATTGCTGTTGCTGCAGTTGCATCTCCAGCATTATTTGCATTTATTAATGCAGCTTCTAATTCTTGTAAGGTAGGTGTCATTTATTTCTTCTTATTTAGGTTTATATAAATCGTATGCTGATTGACCTTCTGGAGAAAGCCCTTGAATAGGGCTAATATTTTCTACTCTATTTTTTAATTTAGTTTGTTTTTGTAAAGTTAAAGCTTCATTTAATAATGGACTAAATTGTTTTTGATTTAATTTTAAATTATTTATTTTATATCTATTAAATTCTGATTCACCATAATAATCTTTAAAGTTATTTAAATAGATATTATTCATTTTATGACCTTGATTATATAGAGAATTTAATTCGCTCCATAATTGCTCGGCAGAACCACTGTAATTTAAATTAGCAGCCATATCTTGAAACATACTTACTTCTCTATCAGATACGTTACCTACAGCACCACCAGTTTTGTTATTTGCTCTCATAAGCTGAATTTCATTTGTAAATTGTTGACCTTTAATTGTGTTTAATAAATTAACAATATCTTGTGCAGCTGATTCTGTTGCAACAAAGTTACCTGTTGCTTTATTAATTGTAATAGGTAATCTACCACCAAAAGTACTAAATAATTTTGTAAATTTTTCAGGATTATCTAATATTTTTTCTATGTATTTTGATGTTCTATCAGCATTATAATTAGCATATTGTGCACTTGCTTTATCTTGCCTTATGTTTTCATACAATGTTTTATCTTCTTTAACATATTCTTCACGAGTTACATCTCTTAATAATAAATTTTGTTTTTCTGTGCCTAATTTATTAAATTCTTCTGTAGAATATATTTTTCCGTCTGCACCTTTAACGCCACCTTCTTTATATTTTGGTGTAGGAGCAAATTGACCTACTGGTAAATTAGATAATTCGGAAGGATTGTAATTAGGTTGAGTAACATTTACTTGACCATTTGTTTGTGCAATAGATGTTCCTTTGGTTTCTTTTCTAATTTGTGCAATAACATCATTTCTAGATGGAACAGGAATGTAAGGAACACGATTAGGGTCTGCTTTATGTCTAGCAAGTGATTCTGCATTAATTCTAAATGCTTCAGCTTGACTTGGAGCAGATATAATTGCATTATAATTTAATTCATCTTGTTCATTCCAATTTGATCTGTTTCTTGGATCAAGGTTTAATATTCTTGCAGCACTTAATTCTGGCTGGGTGTACTCTTTTTTATTAATATCTGTAGAAAGTAATCGCTTAAAATACTCATCAGGATTTGCAGCTAATGTATTTAATTCGTCAAATTTTCCAGCGTCTTCTAATTTTTTAAGTTCACTTTTAATACCTTGCGTTTTAAACGAACTTTGAAAATATTGATTTTGTAAGTTGCCAAGTTCATAAGGTGCTTTTTCTACTTCAAATTTTAATTTAGCAAGTTTAAAAGGATCTTGTGCAATATCGCCTTGTAATTTAGCAACATTTAATTGATTCATGTAGTTTTGAACAGCTGTATTAGCAATATTTTGGCGACCTGTTCTTTGACCAGACAAAAATCTAAATATATTTTCTGGAACACTAGCACCTTGTTGTATGCCCTCTATAACATTTCCTACTCCAGTAAGTGCACCACTTACACCCATTTGACTTTCAATGTCAGGAGATAGCATGCCTTTAGGCAATCCATATTGAACGCCTAATGTTTTATTAACATCAAAATTTTGAATATAATCTAATAATCCGTTTGCCATTTTTTATCCTTATGAAAATCTTGTTGGTCTTCTAACTTGTAAAAGTTGACCCAATTGTGGAGTTGTGCCTTTAATAATATTTGCATCTCTTGGCTGTAATGGTGGTGCTTTTGGTCCAATTTTACCAGAAGCAACTAAACCTACACCAGCAATATCTAATGGATTTTTTTGTGCGTAATTTAAAATACTATTAAATGTTTTTTCATAAAATGGAGTTTCATATCCACCTGTTTTTGTTGCTTGTTCAGTTACTCTAATTGGTTCATCAAATCTAGGTCTAATAACATCAGCAACTCCATCAGTATAAGTTTGTGGCGCTGGAGGAGGTAATTGTGATGGATTTGTAATTAATGCTGGATTAACATATTCTGGAGTAGCCATAGCAACGTTTGAAATATTAGAAGCCCCAGTATTAAATGTATTTGCCATACCAATATTACCCATATTAGATGCGTTACTTAATATAGGATTAGCTACATTAGAAGCTACGGTTTGAGTTGCAGCAGGAGCAAATGCAGCATAACCACCAGAGCCTAAACTAGGAGCAACTGCTGCTGATGTGCCTTGTAATCCTGTAGGTAATGCACTTTTAAATCCTGAAAATAAATTACTACCTGCACCACCTGCACCACCTAAAATACCACCAGTAGCACCACCTAGCAATGCACCTTTAATAGGGTTTCCACCCATTACACCAGAACCTACAGCTCCGATAGCTGCTGGAACTAAAATTTCTGGACCAAGAGAAGGTTGTAAGAAGTTCTTAATAAGCCATATAGGGTTAAAATATTTAAACATTATTTGCCTACCTTTCCTACTATATAACAAATAGGTTCAAGAATAAATCTGTAAACCATACCAATATTATCTCTGTTTTTACCACGTTTTTGTTTCCATATATCAGCAGTCCTATGTCTTGCGATATGCTCTAAAACACCCCTTAAAATGCGTTGTAGGGCATTTTTTTCACCTGCTTTATAAGCATAGGTTACTAATGGTAAGAATAGTTTATGGTATCCTTTTTCGTATGCTGGGTCTAAATCTTTAGATTGAGCTAACCAGATAGAATTACGGAAGCTACCAAAGCCATATTCAGCATTCATAGCTGTACATACAATCTTGCCACCACCTGATTGAGTTGTTTTTGTAACTTGACCCATTGGAGCACCGTATGCAGCACCCAAATAAGCTTGTAGTTTAGTGTATGGTTTGTTTTGTTCAAATTCAAATCTAGCAATTTCATCTTCAAGAGCTTGTTGTGAATATTGTTCTCTAGCTTGACCAACATTCATAAGTTGGTTAATATCTTGGAATCTAGATTGAGCTAATTGAGGAGCTTGTAATGCAGCAGCTTCTTGTCTACCACGTTCTGTAGCATAGTTTTGATAAGCAAGTTCACCCGCTTTGCCAGTCAAAGTTGTAGCCAAAGTATTAGCAGCTCTATTTTGAAGGTCAGCAGATACATTAGATCCATAACGACCAGCCATAGACGCTGAACCTTGTGCTTGCTTAATAGCATCGTTATAAGCTTGTGTAGCTGTTTGAACAGCTGGTTGCATAGCAGCTTGGAAATATGGGTTAGCACCTAAATATTGACCTTGTACAGTACCTAATTGTTGATTAAGTGCTGCACCTGTAAGTGGGCTTCCTGCTCTTGCTTGTGCTTCAGCTTGTGCCAATGCAGATTCTGTTTGAGCAGATGGGCTAACATATGTTTGACCTTTAAAGTATTCAGGCGTAGTAGTTTGATATAAGTTTTTAGCTTCACCCAAACCATATTCTACGAATGGTCTTACAGTAGGATCTAGTTCGCTTTTGGTTTCAGATGTGCCACCACCGCCTGAACCACCACCACCATAAAATGTAAATGACTGTACTAATTCTTGTACCCAATTGTGTAACTTAAACATATCTAGTTCCTTAAAGTGTATATTCCCATGTTTGAGGTTTAAAACCCATCTGTCTTGCTTTACGTTCCCATCCACGCCTTTCGGAGTTGAATGTAACTTTAGTCTTGCCGCCTTGTTTTGCTATTTGTTGAATCTCTTGAAATGCTTGCATAAAGAGTGCCTCATCATTAATTAATGACCAAGCAGCCCATACATGAAGCCTGTTTCCGATTGGTTGAAGTACTACGAATCCTACTGGTTTATTGTCTATTATTCCCATAAACAACATAGAACGTTGCTCATAGCAATCACAATACACGTCTTCTGGTATATACTCGGTATGACCTTTAGACCTGACTATTTCTAATCCGTGTCTAATGTAATCCCAATGTGAACGTAAATTATCTTTAGGTATGTAATGTAATATCATCCTACTATTATATAACGATAATTCCTTGAAACGCCATGACTACCATGATGGACTGTGCAAGAACCTTGTGTAAATGTATCAAAGTAAATGTCTTTAAGTTCTGCTGCAGAGTTTAGATCTAGTGGCATAAATAAGATAACAGAGTTAAACCCTATACGTTCATTATTAAGTGTAGTAGTTGTTGTGCTTGTTGCTGTGGAAAACTCACCTGTATTATTAGACTTACCTTCTACAAGGTTATTTACAATTTCTGCAACCTGTCTTGGATCACCACCTGTCCAAGCAAGTTTACGGTACATATCACTACGAGCCATTATCTAGTTCCTTGCTCTGTGTAATCCAAGTCTAGTCCAATAGCTGAAAACCAGTTAGCTCCTGTAGGTGTTATACTTACTCTATGATAACGACCAGCACTTCTTACAGGACATCTGTTTTCTGAACTTGCTGATATAGGTGTTGAATATGTAATGGTATCATCTAACATACGTCTAGAAGCCACAGAAACGCTTGCAGAGCCACTATCTACAGAAGGTCTAATAAGAGTAAGCACAGAGTTATAACCGTACTCTAAATCGTTTGTAGTAATAGTTGCTGTAGCTGGAACTCCTGTAAATGTAATAATTTTAGTATCACGAACACCACCAAATAAAAATTTACCACCAGCATAAAGTCTATCGTCTAGTGTTGTAGTAAGAGTATCTATAGTTCTGGTTGCTGCAGCAGAGGCTGCCATATCTATAGCAACGCCTGTACCAGAACCTACACCTGTCGCTGTAAATAATACACCTACCGTATTAGCTACTGCACCAATAAGAGTATAGTCTGTTGTACCTACACTTCTAATTGTGTATGATTTACCTATTACAAAAGAACCTGCTGTTACATTATAAGCTGTATCTATACCGTCTAAAGTTGTACCTGTGGTAGCTAGTGTAGATAAATAGTCTACATCTGTATCTGCTTCACACCATTTTTGTGTTTCAAAGTTATAGATAAGTAAAGCTCTATTACCTGATACTGTTGTGTAATTCCAAATAACTAAATTACGTTCTGGATCTACTGCTGCTGAAATAGAATCAATATCGCCAATGTTAGCGTTACTAAAAAAGTATCTGTCTACTTTTTCTGAACCAATACCTGTAACTTGTTGACCATTACATGAGTAGAAACCATCATCTGATAAGAAGTATGTTATGCCACCATATTGAGCAATAGACCCACCTTCTATACATCCTACGTTACGAGAGATGGTGTCAAACTGAAAGAATAATGGTGAGCCAATGTATGACATACGCACAATGGCTTTTTCTAGAAATACAATACCAAACTCGCCACCTGTAATACCTGTAATGTCACCACCGTCAGGAAGTTCTTGGAAATCTGATTGTGATGCACCACCAGCTGTCCAATCTGTAGGATCGTTAATATCTGACCAGTTTACTCTTGATGGATTTGAGCCAGCACCTATATTAGCACCTACTACAAAGTCACGAACTACTGTAATGTATTTAGCTACTGGAGCTGCGGCTGCTAAATCTGCAAAGTCTGTAGATGAATTTACATCAAAATATTGTATTTTTTCAGAGCCATTAGAAGCTAACGCATAGTCACCAAACTGCACAAATTGCCATCTATTAATACCTGTATATCCACCAGCTTTAGACACATCTTCCATAGTTAAGTCTGTAGCAGATACTTTAAATAATTTGGTAAAGCCACCTGCAAATATAGATACGTCTGCATTTACTTTAGCTGCAAAACAGTTAGTAAGGTTTTCTGTAGCTACACCTGAATAATTTACTGCTGACTTAAATGGACCATATCCTACAGCTAAAGGAATAACATTGTTGGCTTCAGATACTGTGTCTAATATAGATGGTTGGTCAGGCAACCAGTCTTTAAAAGCTATGCGTTGTACTGGCATATTAAGACTTCATAATGTAGCAAAGAGCATAGTATGGAGGTAAGTTAGCATTAGTGCCACTAGAACCTGTTGTACTATTTGCTACCGTGATGCCTGTAGTATTTGAAGCGGTTGTAAGTGTTGCACCAGCTATGGTTGAACCAGCACCGCCACCACCTGCAATATTTTGAGTGCCTTGATTCCCAACAAAAACTGTATGATTATGACCTGCGTCTGTTACTGTTGCAGTATGAGTATGAGATACGACAATAGCATCTGCGCTACCACCAGTTGCGCCTACAGCATAAGTAGATGTAGCACCTACTACAAAACGGTTTCTTAAGTCTGGTGTAGAACTTGAACCATCACATAATAACCATCCAGTAGGGATAGTGGCTGAAGAGCCTGACCATAATATAATCATACCAGCTACAAAAGCATTACCCCATGTAGGAGTATTACCTGAACCTGCTGATACTAATATTTGACCAGACGTGCCTGCTGAACCGTCTAATGTTACACCACCTGTAACTGCTAATGTTCCTGAAGATGTTAAAGTTCCAGCAACTGTAAAACTGTCACCAGAAGTTCCTGCTTGTTGGTCTTTTAACTGTGCCATTACCGTTCTAATAGCATTGTTTAAGTTAGCAGGTGAACATCCTTCTGCAATATTAATATTACTTATATCAGTATTGTCTGATGAGGTTGCTGAATATTCACTAATTTTTGTCTTTGCCATCTTTTATCCTTGTCGTAACCAAATGTCTGTACTTGGAGAAATATCAGTCCAAGTTTCTGTTCCTGCTGTGATTTCTGTCCATGTATCTGTAGAAGGTGATACTGCTGTCCATGTTTCTGATCCTGCTGATACTGGTGTCCATGTTTCTGTACCTACTGGTACATCTACCCACTCTTCGCCTAATATTGTGCCTTGAGCGGTTACTGCTCCTACACCTTCTACATAAGCAAAGCCTGCTAGTATAGCGTTAGGGCTTACTGTAACAATAGCAAAAGCATCTATATCTGCAACACCTGATACTACATAACCACCTAATGCTGTGACTGTGGCAATTCCTGTGATAGATGCGCTATCAA